GGTGAATATCCCGATTGTCACAAAGCCAATGACAGTGAATGGCAAGGAGAAGACTGGACGCGCATCGAATGAATACAAGGCAGGTATGCTGATGGCGCTCCGTACAAACTTTAAGCAGATCTCGAACGTTCTGCAGGAGGGTGTAGATGCCGATGGTGGCTATCTGGTGCCGGAGGAGTATGATTCCCGTCTCATCCAGACGCTCGAGGAGGAGAACATCATGCGTAAGCTCTCGACCCGCATCACAACGAGCGGTGAGCATAAGATCAACATTGCAGCGACAAAGCCTGCGGCTGCTTGGATCGAAGAGGGTGCGGCACTTACATTTGGGGATGCCACTTTCAGTCAGATCCTTCTTGACGCCCACAAGCTCCATGTGGCTATCAAGGTTACAGAGGAACTGCTGTTCGACAATTCTTTCGGCCTCGAAAATTATATTATCGATCAGTTCGGTAAGGCACTTGCCAATGCTGAAGAGGACGCATTCCTGAATGGCACCGGTGTCGGCCAGCCTCTTGGCCTTTTTGCTGACAAGGGTGGTGGCACTGTGGCAAATACTGTAACAGCGCTTACCACGGATGCGGCAATCGGTCTTGTGTATGCTCTGAAGCGTCCGTACCGTAAGAATGCGTCCTTCATCATCAACGATCAGCTGATCGCACAGCTCCGTACTCTGAAGGATAACAACGGTGCCTACATGTGGCAGCCTGCACTTACCGCAGGAGAGCCGGACAAGTTCCTTGGCTATGACGTATATACCTCCCAGTATGCACCTAGCAATGCGATCGCTTTTGGTGACTACAAGTACTACAACATCGGTGACCGTGGTACCCGTTCCTTTAAGCAGCTCAATGAGCTCTTTGCTGGAAATGGCATGATCGGTTATGTTGCGAAGGAGCGTGTAGACGGTAAGCTCATCCTTCCGGAGGCTGTGCAGATCCTGAAGATCGGTGCAGCGAAGGCAGCAAAGGCCTGAGAGGAGAAGGTAAATGCTTAGCGTGGCCGAGGTGAAACAGTATTTAAGGGTGGATAGTTCCGATGACGATGCTTTCATCAAAGACTTGATTCCTGCAGCGGAGTCCCTCGTCCGGGACGTAGGCAGGATCTCATCCAATAAGCCAGTTACAGGTTATGTCATGAAAGTGGCAAACCTGTATGCGGTGGCTTATTTATATGAGCATCGAGAAGAAGCGGATCATAAGGAACTGATGCTTTCGCTCCGCGACCTTTTATTTGGCGTCCGGGAGGTGAAGTTCTGATGAACATTGCGCTGTTAAATACGAGGATCACCATACAGAAAAATGGGGTGACCGTGGATGCCATTGGAAACCACAAAACAGCATGGAGCGACTGGTATTCCTGTTACGCAACGGTCAGCAATGAATCACCGAGCGAAGCGACACAGGCAGGTATGATCGTAGACAACACAAAGATTGACTTTACGATTCGCTGGTGTCGGAATGCGGCTGCGATCACACCGGAGAATTACCGCTTGGCCTTTTCCGGAGAGCTTTACAACATCCTCGGCATTGATCACATGAACTTTAAGAAGAAACTGGTGAAGCTCAAATGCCAGAAAGTGAGGCGCTCATGAGTGATCGGGTAACGATAGATCAGATGGCTTCAGCAATCATGGAGGGACTTACGGAATATGCAGACCTTGCGACTGATGAACTCAAAAAATCTGTGAAGAAGGCTGGAAAGACGGTAAAGGATGAAATTTCAAAAACAGCTCCAAAGGATACTGGAAAGTACCAAAAGAGCTGGGCGGTCAAGACCGTAAATGAAACATCGAATTCTCTTGATGTAGTCGTACATTCCAGTAACCGATACCAGATCGCACATCTTCTGGAACACGGCCATGCAAAACGCGGAGGTGGGAGAGTGGCGGCAAGACCACACATAGCACCTGCGGAGGAGAAGGGCATCGAGGAACTCGAGAAGGAAGTGGAGAAGGCGCTGGGAGGATGAGCAATGGAACAAATCGTAAAGATACTGGATGAGATCGGCATTCCCTTTGCCTATGACCACTTTGCAGAGGGAGAAAGCCCGGATCCGCCGTTTATTTGTTATCTTTCCGCGAACAGCGACAACTTTGCTGCGGACGGGAAGGTCTACTACAAGATCAATGAGATTCATATCGAACTGTATACCGACTGTAAGGACTTGTCGGCAGAACAGAAAGTGGAAGCTGTGCTTGATGAGCATGGCAATTTTTATGAAAAATCTGAAGTATGGATCGAATCGGAGAAACTCTATGAAGTCCTGTATTCATTTGAAATGGAGGTAAATTAACGATGGCTGACAAAGCAAATAAGGTGAAATTCAACCTGAAGAATACGCACTATGCGCTCCTTACCATTGGCGAAGATGGAACACCTACCTTCGGAACACCGGTACCGATGCCGGGCTCCGTATCAATCTCACTGGATGCAAACGGTGAGCCTGAGAATTTTTACGCGGATGGCGGTGTGTATTACGTGATCAATAATAACTGTGGCTATGACGGAGATCTGGAGCTTGCATTGATTCCGGAGTCCTTCCGCACGGACGTACTGAAGGAAACATTAGATTCCAAGGGAGTGCTGATCGAGAACTCGGAGGTGGAGCTTGCAGCCTTCGCGCTTCTTTTTGAGTTTGATGGAGACCAGAAGCACATCCGTCATGTGCTGTATAACTGCTCAGCTTCCCGTCCGGGTATCGAAGGAAAGACGAACGAGGATTCCAAGGAAGTACAGACGGAGAAGCTGTCTCTGAAGGCGGTGCCACTTGCTAATGGTATGGTGAAAGCAAAGACCGGAAACACCACGGATGCCACAACCTATGCAAACTGGTACAAGGCGGTATATGTGCCTGCGGCAGAGAGCGATGTCGCAACGCAGTCTGCATCGAAGCCTGCGAAGGCAGTAAAGGAGTGATTGGATTATGAGTATGATTCAGAAGATTGAGATTGACGGAAAGCAGGTGCCCTTCAAGGCATCTGCCGCCATTCCGCGTATTTATCGCATCAAGTTCCACCGAGATATCTATAAGGATCTCGATGCACTTGGAAAGGCTGTCGGAAACGGTGATGAAGGTTCCTCTCATCTCGATATGTTCTCTCTTGAGATGTTTGAGAACATCGCCTACATCATGGCAAAACATGCGGATCCTTCCATTCCGGACAGTCCGGAGGAGTGGCTTGATGAATTCAGCACTTTCTCCATCTACCAGGTGCTGCCGAAGATTATCGAGCTGTGGGGCCTGAATGTTCAGACAGACGTGGAATCTAAAAAAAACTTCACGCAACTGACCGCCCGATGACCACACCCTTGTTTCTGCTTCGCTGCGTACAGCTCGGAATCTCCAGCCGGGATCTGGATCTTCTTACGATTGGGATGGTGAACGACATGTACGCAGAAAGCAGCAATGATGAGTACAAAGGCTATGCGCAGATCGCTACGCAGAGGGATTTTGATGCATTTTAGCAAATTTATGCACCTTATATAATGACAGTGTATTGACATTAGACGCGCATTTGAGTATACTATACTTGAATGGAGGTGTTCTGTATGGCAACAACTAATTTAAATATTCGTACAGAGAAGGCAATCAAGGATCAGGCGGAGGAAATCTTCAATGAGCTTGGTCTGAATATGACAACTGCTGTAAATATGTTCCTGAGAACCGCTATCCGTGAGCATGGTATTCCTTTTGAATTAAAACTGGAAGTACCGAATGATACGACAGCCGCTGCCATTGAGGATGGCAGAAAAATGATGAAGGATCCTTCTGCTCCGCGTTATTCCAGTATGGATGCGCTTAAGGCAGCTCTCGACGTATGAAATACGACATTCAGTTTACCAATCAGTTTAAAAAGGATTTGAAGCTTGCCAAAAAGCAAAATAAAAATCTTGATAAGCTGTTTGAGGTAATCGATATTCTGGCGAATGGCGGTACGCTGGATGCAAAATACAGGGATCATGACCTTACAGGAAACTATAAAGGCACGCGTGAGTGTCACATCGAACCGGACTGGTTGCTCATTTATGAGATTCAGAACAACGTTTTAGTACTCATGCTTTACAGGCTTGGTACGCACTCAGAACTATTCAAAAAATAGATTTAAAAAACAGAATAGCAATTCAGAAAGCATCTATCAGAAATGGTAGGTGCTTTTCTTATGCCAAAATCCAGGAAAGGAGGTGCGCTATGGCGGGAAGTAGAATCAAGGGTATCACGGTCGAGATCGGTGGCGATACTACCAAGCTTCAGAGTGCCTTAAAGGGTGTCAATTCAGAAATCAAGAATACGCAGTCACAACTTAAGGATGTCGAAAAGCTCCTGAAATATGATGCTCTTCAGAGGGAGATCATCGAAACGGAAGAATATCTCAAAAAGCTGTAAGCGCAGGCCAATCAGTCTGCCACTGCTGTGCAGAAGATTGCTACTGCTGGTGAAAACCTGAAGTCTGCAGGCGATAAGGTTTCCTCCACCGGCGAAAAGCTCCTTCCTGCCTCTGCTGCAGTTACAGCTCTTGGCGTTGCTGCTGTAAAAACAGACTCCGATTTTGATTCTTCTATGAGCCAGGTAGCCGCCGTGTCTGGTGCAACCGGAGATGATTTCGATAAGCTCGTGCAAAGGCTCATGAGATGGGTGCGAAAACCAAGTTCTCAGCATCCGAGGCTGCGGATGCTATGAACTACATGGCGATGGCTGGATGGAAAACCTCCGACATGCTGGATGGTATCGAAGGTATCATGAACCTTGCTGCGGCATCTGGTGAGGACCTCGCCACCACATCGGATATCGTAACCGATGCACTGACTGCATTTGGTCTGACAGCCAAAGATTCTGGGCATTTCGCAGATATCCTTGCAGCGGCAAGCTCTAACGCAAATACAAAGGCAATGGATGATTGACGACTGCGAAGCCGAAAACATCGACATGATTATCACCAAGTCCATCAGCCGATTTGCCAGAAACACGCTGGACTGCCTGAAATACATCCGCCAGCTGAAAGATAAGAACATTCCCGTCTTCTTTGAAAAGGAAGCCATCAATACAATGGATGCCAAGGGTGAGGTTCTGATTACGATTATGGCTTTCCTTGCGCAGCAGGAATCATAATCCCTCAGCCAGAATGTGAAGCTGGGACTCCAGTTTCGCTACCAGAATGGCCAGGTACAGGTAAATCACAATCACTTCCTCGGCTACACCAAGGATGCAGATGGGAATCTCATCATCGTTCCGGAACAGGCAGAGGTGGTAAAGCGCATCTACCGGGAATACCGGGAGGGTATTTTCTACATCCACAAACCAGAATTGTCTTAACACTGTGCTGTTTCTCTTTTCTTCCAACATATGAATCCATACATGTCATTAAGAAAAAATATCAAGAAATTTACAACCACTGGAATATACCCCGGGTCCTTAATTGATGCCAGTATCCATAAGATAATCAGCACGATGTCATTCGATGCATATCCCAAAGCATAATAGGAAGACCGTAACATAGTGAGTGATGCAGCAAAAAAACTTGTTACTACCGAAATGGTACTAAATATCAGATTCGGCGTGTTAAGTTTTTTTAGTAATATATAAAATGCAATTGTCACTGCCACATTGCAAAGAACAAGAACTCCTGCTCCTTTTCTTGTAATTTTTCGTATTTCTACTGTTCCATCACTACTGTTTCTCGCATTTTTCAGCCATGTCACAATCGACCAAACAGACATCGGAAGTGACATAAATAAGTAAGTAAACATCTCTCCCCAGTAGCGAAAACGGTATGATATTATCGCATACTGGATGCAGAAAATCGTCATCAATATCGGTGCCCATACATTTCCCTGTGCGGCAAATATCAGTGAAGTTACACCAATACAAGTTGCAGTAAGTGTCAAAGCATCTACTCTTCCTGCCATAATATTGGACATAACAACAATAGCAATAGACACGAACCAAAGTGCCCATTCTCTTTTGGTCATTCTTTTAAATGGATTATTCATTTTTCTAATTCCCTTCATACGTTGATTTGAGACAACAGGAAATTAGATATATTTTATACCTGTTGTCTCTTAAAATTGGATACCCTTTATATGCTTCTCTTGCGAAGCAATGGCACCCTTCTGCATATGAAGGATTGCATAATTACTTTCGTGAAATTGATAATATCCAAAAAACATAATTTTATCCTCTATAACGCTCTGACAAATCGCGATTCACCGAATTTTCCCTTGCCATCTAATCCACTGCCTCAAATCGTGACATCTAATCCGAGGTTACAACCTGACACACATTTTGCAGTAGATATGTTTCCATATAAAACAACCGAGCTTTTTCAAGAGTTAGGCTTCTATTCCCAACTTCCGAAAAAGCCCGGAAATACGCCGCTTTCTGGCACTTGATTTTATTTTCTTGACATCAAGACTACCGTCTCAACATGCGTTGAGACGTCTGAACTGCTCTCTTTTTTACTCGTTGGTTTGCGAAAATATGTCCAACGTCTCATCAGTTTGTGGAAACATATCAATGGATTACAGCTTCTCCATTGTATGTTTTTGGTACAGTTAACTTCTAGAATAACCTACTTACTTCAACGTATCATTTCAATGATAAATTGTTCTGTTCCCTCTTCCAATTGCCTTACTCCACTTGGAGTAAAACCGTGTTGCAAATAAAAGTGCTGCGCTTTTGTATTCTTCTCAAGAACCCATAGTGAATTACAATTCCTACTTACGGCAAAATCTAATAATTTACCTCCGATTCCCTGATCCACGAAAAACGTATCTACATACAATTCCAAGACTTGCGTTCCCTGAATATGAATGAACCCCTTAACAAAATCATCTTCATATACATAAAATTCCTTAAGTATCTCTGGGTGCTCGATGTATTCTTTTGCCAACGGATAAACTTGTATTTCACCAAATGAAACCATATCATCGTGAAAAATTTTTCTATAGTTCATCCGCTTGGAGAATACTGATATCTCAGCAATTCTCGATGCATCTCTATCTATTGCTCGTCTTATCATGACTAATTCTCCTTTTTGTAATAAACTGAAATTCATCAGCATCTCTGCCTTCCTCTTTTATTCCGCAGGGATTATTTCGCCTCGGTTAGATACGTCCCCCATCGCTGAAACCATCTCTACCAGGCCATTCCATCAACTTCCGATTTAAACAATTCTCCACATATCTAATCCACTGTCTCAAATCGTGACATCTAATCCGGGGTTACAACCTGACACACATTTTGCAGCGGATATGTTTCCATATAAGAAAACCGAGCTTTTTCAAAAGTCTGGCTTCAAATCCAAACCTCCGAAAAAGCTCGGAATCTATGTTTTTTAATTTGTCTACGCCACGCCGGATGCGCTACGGAAGCAAAGCTTCCTACGCTTATCCGCGGCATTCGCCGCATACAGCCCATCGCATAATGGTGCCTTTGTGAGCAAGCTCCCACAGCACCTTATGCTCGGTCTTAACCATTGAAGTCTATGGGAACAAGTCGGTATAAGGCCTTTTCTACCTATACAATGCAAGGCAAGTTTACACTGCTGCCACCTGCCACTGTCTCGACCGTTGAGACAGTGAAGGCCGCTTAACTTCTACACAATCCATCCGTTCAAACCACGGATTTGCCATACACTCGCAGGGAGTTGAGTTGCCTGATTTCACCGTCTCGACCTGGTATCTGATCCTTATTTCTTTGCGCTTTCTTCCAACTCCAGCATATACCTATCAAAGTCGGACATGAATAAACTGTCCTGGATCACGCGATATTTTTCAAATTCTGTCTCAGCATGAAGCTTTGCAATTTCTGCGGACACCTTACCCGCATCCTGTAAAATGCCATAATCAAACATTTCAATGAAGCTGTTGAGCCTCTTTTCCCAGTCCTGCATCGTAAGCGGAATATGTCGTAAGGTCATGTTTTCCGCAAAATCCAGGTATGCCGTCACCATACGATTCAGCTGCTTCATTTCATCCTGACTCAGATAATTTTTAGCAACCGTGACATCGCTTTTCTTAATCTTTCCGTCAGGAGCATCTGCCCAGGTGGTTAATCCCATGTGCTCTTTTGTGTGATCCGCTCTTTCCACGATCATCTCCGCCGCCGTATGTCCATGAACGGCATAATGCATTTTATTCTGAACTGTTGCATAAAACCTCTTGGTTGTTGCCGAATTTCTATCATAATCTATCGCCGTTGCATACAGGTCAGTGATTTTCTGATAAAACTTTCTTTCGCTTGCTCGTATTTCACGAATACGTTCTAATTGCTCGTCAAAATACTTTTCTGTCAGATAAGTTCCACGTTTCAAACGCTCATCATCCATGACCCAACCTTTGATG